GCTGTAGCTCCACCAGCTCCAGTCCCTGCTTGTGCGGCTAGGTCTTGACTTGCAGCTAAAGATTGATCAGCCTCTCTTGCTGCCATTTCAGCCCCAGCTGTAGAAACCTGGAGGTTAGACATTGTATTAGTTAAACCAGTTGCAGCCCCTCTTTGTAACCCGCCTATATTAGTTTGTCCAGCGCTATATCCTCTACTTGTATATCCTTCTCCCGTATACCCTTGTGCTTGATACCCTTTAGCTCGCCCTAGTTTACTTCCTTTCATTTGAGCCGGATCACCTAATAATGTAGGATCTCCCGCTAATACAGCCCCGCCTAATGTAGGGGAAACTGCTTTTTCTATTTCGTAGTCTTGAGCTTCTAAATCTTCAAAAGTATTAGTAAACTCAAACTCTTCCATTTTCTTTATAGCTTCATCCATTTCAGCTTGGGTTTCTCGCTCATTAGCTTTTAGCGCATTAACCCCTTTAGAAGCCATAGCTGTTTTAGCAAGTCCCACTCCAACACCAACAGTGGCGACAACAGCAGCTACTCCAAAGCTACCATATACTAAATTATCAGCAGCGGATTCTATAGCAAATAACGAGGTATCTTGTAAAATTTGTAAAATTAAAAACATTTTATATATATGTTAAATAGTTATTTTAAAGCAACAGCGGGATCTGAAAAATCCTCAGCTATTACATCTTTGGTTACTTCTTCGACGGTAGTTTTATTAGTTGCATGCACTGTAATGAACACAGTATCTTCATGTGTATAAATAATCCTTTTAGTGCCTGGTAAGGTAATACCATAATAAGGGGCTACTATATCTTTTTTACCATCTTCAGACATAATAGATAGTTTACCGCTTAATACAAAATAGGGGTGTTTCTTTTTATGTATTTTTGTGGTTATTAATTGGCCAGCTGGCATAAAAATTTCTCTTATATATTGGCCATCACAGAATGTGTGTTTTAAAGTATTTTTTTCATCAAATGCGGCCCCGGTTATAGAACTAGGGTGATCTAGCATTTTTTGTTCAATTTCCATGCATTTATCTCTAAAATCTTGTTTAGATAAAAACATAGGTTCTTTTTTATTTAATTTCATTTAATATATTAATTTAACTAGAAGAATATACCGCTAAAGATCCTACAGAAAATAACTCTGTTTTAGTTCCCGCGTTTGCGGCCGGTAAAACTAATTTAGTTATTGCGTAGGCTCCTTTTACACCCCCAACTAATTTAGTTGCATCTGCTACAACAGCCCCATTAGAAACTTTATATGTAGTTTCTTCTGAGACTATTGGTGCAAAATATTTACCTTCTTTTTTTTGAAAAGGAAAGTTTATTATACTCATTATGTTTCTCTTTGTTGTTCTATTGTAATAGTAGTCGACGTTAACCCAGTTATTCTGCTCCCTCCATAAGTTAAAGTTATAGTACCTGTTCTGGTAATAGGGTCAGGAGGATTGCCAATAGGATAATCATCTACATTTATAAAGAATGGTGTTTCTGGAGCTAAACCTGTAATTGTAGAACCTGTTGGTGTTGAAGTTTCTCCCACTTTTATCCATGAATCATTCGATGTTACATCTAATATTACATTCGGTTCAGTTGCCCAAAACCCTGAGGTGGCTGTAGAATATGACGGATTATTTTGCCAAGCAAAATCAGGGGGCTTATTAGCAGCTACTGCCCCTAATGTTGCCGCTACTATAGGGCTAGTATTTATAGTTCCTGTGGCTGTTTGGTTAGTTGTAAATACATCTAATAATACAGATATACTCGCGCCCGCGCCATCAGCATTAACATTTTTAGTTATAGTATTAGCTGGCGTGAAAACTACGTTATCCAAACTGCTATTAGTTATAGTTTGTGTATTACTTATTCCCGCAACATCCCATACCACTGTGGCTGTTCTACCTGAAGTGCCATCAAATGGACCCCAAAAATAACCTTGGTTTAATCCAGGAGATTCTGTAGGTAAGTCAAGTGCTGCCCCTGTAGTTCCGGCTCCAGTTAATCCTGCCCACCCTAATATAGGTTTTAGAGTTGCCGCTCCTGTTAAATTAATCTCTCCAGATGTTGCTACTGTAGGTACAGTTACATCCATACTATAATCTACTAAATTTTGATTACCACTATTTCTAGTAGCTGTTGGAGTTTGCGGATTAGTAGCCGCTGGCATATTTGAAATATCAACTGTTATAGTACTTGATGATATAGGATTAACAGGATCTGGAATATAATAATCTGCTCCAGGTGTTAACACCCACGTTAAAGTTGAAGCCCCTGCTGTACTTCTAGAAATTGAAGCCGGCGCTAAATCTGTATTACTTACAGCGTCATCAATATTAACAATTAATAATGCCACGCTATATGCAAAGGATGCACCAACCCCGCTTATTGCAACTGTTTTAGTACTATTTGCAGTTCCTGAGTTAGCGGTTATAACAAATACTAAATTACCATCAGTTATAGATGATGGGCTAATAACACTCACTCCCGCAGGAGGCGTTAATATTATATCATTAGTTGCTGTAAATTGATAGTCAGAACTAATTGGACTAAAGGTAGCAACCCATTGAATTACTTGATTTGCTTTAGCGCAAATTGAACTTTCCCCAGTTACTACACTATTTGGGCCGCTTCCAGAAAACTTTAAAGTAGTATTATAAGAAGTTGCGGCAGTAGGCACAGTACCAAGATTGCTTATATCTGTTTCTATATATTCTATTTCCCATCCATCAGTTCCTTCATATTGTATATTATTAAATGTTTTTATTGTTGATGGATTATCATTAAATATTGGAACAATAAAAGATTCATTCGCACTAGATCCATAAAAACTATTTCTAACTACATTAGGTGAATTATGCTGCCATAAATTACCATTATTAAAAGAATAAAATGTATTGTTAAGACTTATAGCTTTTTCAGGATTATAAGATTTAAAAGTACTCCATGCGGACAATGACTCATCAAATGACAAAGTTAAATAATTACTAGAGGCTGTGGCCACATTCGTATCATCATTACTGTCATAACATTCTCCAATTAAAGTAATAGTGTATTGAGCATGATATTCATCATAACACCCCACTGCTGACGAAGCACTTTTTAAAGCATCTCTAAAAAAATCCGCCATTCCGTTTCCTGAAATTTCAACTATTTGATTTCCTGCTAATCTTAGTATTACGCCATTGTTTTTATCCGCAAAGTATTGAGCAACCCCATAATGTGCAAATGATTCAGGATTTAAAGATATACCATATTCACCATTAATTGGAGCTATAGTTCCTAAAAATTGTGTATTACTAGTTACAGGAATATTACCTCCTTCAGCTGAATATATAAAATCTTTGTTTATTGGTGAAAAAGAAACTTTATTTTCTTGGAAGATATTTATAGCCGTATCATTAGCATGTAACTTTTGTATAGATCCATTCCTTGGATCTAATGACACCGTTAAACCACCTTCAGACTCATTAAATTGATTTATATAATTAATACCAGTTCTAGAGTTAAACAAACCACTAGAATGTATTAAAGTATTAAACCGTAGCTCTTCAGCAAAATTTTCTTGTACTACATAAGCTCTAACCCCATAATCAAAAGCTGTTTCATTATAACCTGCTCGCAGTCTATTTACTTCTATATGTGTGCCTGTGGTTATTGTTAATAAATAACAGTTAAAAAAGTCAATATTTATAGCGGTTGTAGTTAAATCATCAATTAGTCCGCTTGTTGCTGTTTCATAAAATATATCCAAATCTGATTCTACCGGAGTTGTTTCATAAACACATAACCCGGAAGTAACAGCACCTGTAGAAACTAATGCTGTCCCTGCTGGATTTGCAATAGACTGTACTATTGTAGAATTTGAACCTGTTTGATTGGCAGCATTTAGATATTTAGGGAAAACAGATATATCGCATGGCGATATTGAAGTTCCTGTACTTGGGGGAATAACTGCTGTTTGATCTCTTGGTATTTTATTTATACTATCACCTAATCTTGCTACTGTATTTTGGCTAGTAACTAATGATATCCAATTATAATATTCTTGTTCTCTTTGTTTTATAACCACCCTATAAGAATAGGCCCAACCTAAAGCTTTTAAAGCATCTATTTGGGTTTGAGAAAATGCAATTCTTAAAGCATTGAATGCGTCAGTAGAATTAGCATCACCGGTCTTTGGGTCTACATAGATAGAATCTCCTCCTGAATTAGATAATATAACAGGAGTTTGTCTTCCAAATTTATCTGCTAGCACAATACCTATTTGATAAGTTCTTCTTGATTTAACTGATAAATAAGGTATTCTAGCATTTCTTGCAGCAGCTTCTCCAGTATTACTTACATTAAAACTTATATCTGGAACATTATAATTTTGTAAAAAATTACCATATACTATTCTTCCACCTGCTAATTCTTGGGTTTTAGCTACCCTAGGAACTGCATCATATACTCTAGTTAATTGATCAGGCGGAAGTGTTCTAAATGGATCTTGTGATTCATAAAAGAAGTTAACTAAAGTAGCTGTAGTAGTAACAGGCTTACTTTCAACTACATATAAAGTTGTAGAACCTGTTTCTTTATAAATTAATTCAGCTTCCACAATTCCATATCCTGTTGGAGTAGGCACTTGTAATTGAACAGCTTTTATAGCATTTATAAAAGTTTCAATTTCACCAAAGTCACCTGTATTTGTGCTAATAGTATCAACATTATTTAACCTAGAAAACATTGTGGTGGTAAATGGTGCTAATAAACTATATTCTCCATCTTCAAATTTCCATCTATATGAAAACCTAATCATTTTGTTTTCTAAAAAGTTAGATGTAATGGATTGGCCTTGTTCGTCTGTTGTACCAATACTTAATACCGTAGGTGAATCATATGGTGCAAACTTAGCTACAGAAGCAACATCATCTAATGATGTTAAATTTGTATAATAAGCTGCATCATTTCTAGCTTTTTCAACATTTATTTTTCTTGGACAATTTCTATTGTCAGTCCAAAACAATAAATTATCTACTAAATTTATACCATTAATTGGGAAATCTTGATGAAAATTTAAATCACTTCTAGTAATTAATGTCCTTAATTGATTATTTATTTGACTAAATTCATAAATAGCATGAGTACCTGTGTTTGTTTTATTAGTGCTATTGTTAGTAGTTGTAAAAAAATATACTCTTTCTGTAAAACTATCCCTAAATACACCTATGCATTTAGCGCCTGCTGTATTTATATCTCCAATTAACTCGTTTCCTAGAATATTTTCTACAGCGCCCATATCAGCACTTTCAGATTTGCCTATATTAACATTTAGCGCTTCTCGGTATTGCCCCGGAGGTACTAGTCTATCATCTAAATCACGGTTCATACCACCGCCATTAAATGTTCTTTTAATTATTGGCATAAAATTCTATTAATGTTTAATCCATTTTGATTTTCCTCTAAATACTTGTGATATTTCTGGAAGTTTCATATTAGATAATCTTATTTTAGCATTTCTCATTTTAGCATAAGCTTCTTTTTTATACAAAGGTACTCCTGGCGCTGCAGATGGGCGTAATTTTGCTAAATTATAAAGCATAAAAGCCATAACTGCATCTTCAGCTAATTTAGGTACAAATACATTAGAAAAATCTCCATTATCACCTAATCCATCAGAAATATATCTTAAAGTAATAATATCATCAGCTTTAAATCCAGAGCTAAAATAAACTTGGCCTGCATTAAGATCCAACACAAAAGTTCCGTTCATATTAGCAAATTCCGGAATTGTTCCATAACGTTGTCCCCACCAACCCATAACACTTTCTGGGCCATAAATACTATTATAATATCCAATATAATAACTTGCTAATTCATCAACTGTTAAAAGTGAAATTGCTTTTTGATATCTATCTAATGTTTCAGATTCTTCTGCCCATAACACTTCTCCAGTTTGATCATATAGATACTTGTAATCATCATCTTGAGCAATACCTCTAGTTGGTTTTGTTGCTTGAGAAGGTAATATAGGTCTCATATTACCAAATTTATCTGTATAAGAAAAACTTACATAATTAACAAAGTCTGAAGGTAATGACATCTGTAATGTAGCGCTTAGTTGCATTTCAATAGTCTTATTAGAATAAAAAACATCATAACTAAACTCTTGCACTGCGCGCTGAGCCCAAAAAGCCACTTCATATCTAGGAACTTTAGTTAAAGCTTTACCGTCGCCAATATAAGAAATCATGAAATTATTAATAATATCATTTATATTAGTTCTTCTATAAGATCCTGGTATCTCTGTACCATTACCTCCGTCTAAAGCGGAGTAATTATCTACGTCTAAAGGTCTTCTTGATATTGCCATTATTGTTCAGTTGTTGTAAGTTCTTGTTCTTTTGCTATTCCAAATTGAGCTACATCAGCTTGTTTTATAACCACACCAGCATAACTTAATATTCTTACTATTAGTTCAGATTGTTCTGAAGCGTCTAATTCAAAATTATAAGATTTAGCCGGTGTACTATAATTATCAGTAGCTGGATCAAATTGTGTAGGATCATAAATAGGCTCATTAGGTATACCAGAAGCTATTTGAGCAGGTGTTGGCATTACATAACCCCATTTAGGTTGTACTGGTTTAGATAAATAATCTACTGTTACTCCGGTAGTTATAGAACTTGGATATACCCTAACACCTGTTGAAGTTAAAGTATAAACAGGCTGTGTAGCTACAGGATAAGTTAAAGGAGATAAATTTATATATTTAATCTCTTCGTTAGAGGCGTTGTCAGCAACAACATCATTTACATTAACTACCCCTAATTTATAAAAATCAGTAGGGTAAGTAAATTCATTGCCATTTTTAGTTAATGAAGTATTTTTATAAAGTGCAACAATTTTTTGAGATGATGTTAATGTAGGATTTGAAAAATCACTTTCTACATTAGTTCCGCCTGTCTGCATTTCATAAGCCATTTGTTTCATAAAATAACCAGCAAATATTGCCTCTTGAGCTTGGGTAGCTAAGCTATTAAACTCCTCAGGTGTTATATAGCCTCTATTGTCTTTGTTAGTAATAACAAGAACAGCGTTATATACAGTATTTATATTTACCATTTATTTATTTTTAATATTAATTAGGTAATATAGGGCAATCTCTCGCCCTATATTGATTTTATTAAGCTAATTTTTTAGCAATAGATTTCATTAAATCTAAGCCTTCATCAGTCTTAAAATATTGTGCTAATGCCCCATAAGGATGTTGATCAAATGGCACTGTCATAATTTTTTTACCATTAGCAAATTTAAATACAGTATTATCATCTGTAAGTTTAATTATATTTGCTTCAACAGCTCTATTAGCTAAGTTTCTTAATTGAAGATCATCATCTTGACTTAATTCGATAAATAATTTAGGGTTCCCTTTAGCAAAATTATAAGCATCTCTTTTTAATTCTTTAGATGATAATTGTCCAACACTACTTCCTAACTCAGTACGCATTATAGCTTCTAAGTGACTAATATCTAATTCTTGTACTAGATTTAAAGCTTTTAATTCATACTCAATCCAATCAATTTCATCTTTTGCTTCTTTAGCTGTATCTACTTCTTCCCATAAATTACCATTTCCTAAAGGGTGATATATAGACATTAACTTTTGTAGATTTTGTTTATTCCTAGGAACGAATAAAACGCCATCTTCAAACATTACATGTTCTAATAAAGCTGGCCCTTTTTGTTCATCTATAAAAAGACTTGGATGATTAGATGTTAATCTTAATTCTCTAGTTGCACCTGTTTCTTCGTCAAACCATAATAATGGTTTTCTAGGTGTATTCCTTGTTTGGATAGACCAAGTGATAGGAGCTCTACCATTTGTTAATATATAAGTTCTATCTTTAATTTCCCAACTTTTTTCTCTAGGTGAAACGTTTGGGATTTTCTTTGTTTTTGTTGTCATAATAAAATAATATAAAATAAGAACACTAGGCCCCGAAGGGCCCGTATCCTATGTTAGTAAAAATTACGCGTCTTTGAATAATACAAAATTATTAGCCGCTTGTGTAATAAGACATCTTTCACTTAAGTAATTGATTCTCATTTCATCAACGTCAGTTGTAACAGCTCCACCTACAGATCCAGTGATCCAAGATTTATTTTTTCTGTTATCAACTTCAGAAGCTCTGTATCGAACATGTAAGAAAGGTCTTTTAATATTTTGACCTAGTTGTTGATCGTATACAGTTGAAGTACCTGCAGGAATTAAAACTCCTTCAACGTCTCCAAAACCACCTCTTGTTGACCAATCATTAAGATATTTCCAGTCAGTTTTATAGAAGTCATAAGAACCTCTTCTGTAACCAGTAAATCCTAAATTAAGTGCCATATCCTCACTGTTATTAAATACTCCAAAAGAAGTACCACCAGCATAAGCTCCATTTTGTTGAGCTAGGATATCATCAATTTCTAAAGAAAGGTTTCTATTTAAGAAAAGCATATTTTCTTCGATAGCCCCTTGCTTGTCTAATTGTTTAAGTACAGCATCAAAGTCAGTAAGCGCACCACCACCAGCAGCTTGTGCTCCAAATCCAGAATATACATTTCCTCTTGCTTCTAAAGATGCGAAGAAACCTTCAGTACCTTTAGCAGTTTGAGTTGATCCATATCCTAAAACAGCACCAGTACCGTTTTGTAAAACACCTTCAACCATAGACATTTCTAAATAGTCTTCCCAACGAAGTCTATTTTCATGTTCTGATTTCATGTACCATAAATATCCATTAGCTCCATTTTCAGAAGTAACTTCAATCCAACCGATCTGAGCAGTGTCAGAACCATTGATAGAATAATTTTCTTTTAAGATAATTGGTGAATTAGAAAAAGTAGCGTAGCTAGGATCAAGTTTGCCAGTGAAGTTTGAAGTTCCTTTTGCAAATTCAGATCCGTAAGCTATTACTGTAAATTTATCGCCAGCAGCAACTGCAGGTGTTCCTGTGTAACTTTTGATAGAAAAGTGTTGTGCTGATACGAATGTTACTATACCTTTAACTACAGCCGCTCCTGCTGCACCAACATTACCTGTAGCTGCTTCTTTTTGGATCATAACTGTTTGACCAATTCTGAAGTTAACTTCGGTAGTTGCTTGAGTAGTTGAACCTAAGCTTGAAGGTTGGTTAGCTGGATTAACATAATAGTGCTGAGTTACACCTCCTGCTGTACTTGCGTTGGCAGTAGAAGCTGTTGTAGCAGCATTATTAGCTACGTGTAAAGCTTGTGTATATCTAGTATGTAATCTTCCTTGTTCAGTCCAAATTATTTGGTCAGACGCAGAAGGCATTTCTGCTGATACCATACGAAGGAAAGCACCGATAGTTCTATTTCCATATCGTTCTACTTCTTTTTCGTATACATCAGGTAAAAATTGTTGTCCCCATTGTGCAAAATTTGTATCTGTGAAATTTATATAATTCCCAGCATACATATTTTTAGTTTGGGTTGGTTGTAAAGGGGCCGGAACCCCAGCTGTAAAAGCCATGTTGTTTTGATTTTAAGTTGTTATTATTTCCATTTAATTCGCAACTTATTAGGGTTATCATCATTAGATGAAATAGCGCGTATACCAGAAGTATTAGTTTGTGGTATAGTAGCATTATCTGATCTAGGATCCATCTTTATATTTTTAGCTTGTTTAGCACTTTCTCTAATAGCATCGGCACGGCCTTGCTCATAAAAGTGGCTAGCTAGTTTATCTGCGTTTTGTGCAGCAAATAAAGACTTATGATAAAAAGCAGGATCTTTTACTGCCCCTTTATCATTTAAATGCGTATTTACCCAATTAGCAAGAGAATATTGAAATTCTTTTACTTTTTGAGGATTATCAACTTTATAACGGTATTTATTTTCTCCGACCTTAAAATCAAAACCTTTGAAATTATCATTAAAAACTTTATCCGTTTCTTTTTTAAAATAATCTAATCTTTCGTCGCTCCCTTTTCGTTGCTCTTTGTAACCATTATAAAACTCTATTGCTTCCGTTTGTTCAGGGGTTAAAGTACTTTGCTTTCTTAACTTAAGATCTGCATAATACTTTTCCTTATTAGAATTAAAGTAATTTTGAGCGTTAAATAGTTCCTCTTTAAAAGCTAATTGCTTAGCTTTTATTTCTTGCGGATCATCCGCTTCCCCATCATATGCAAAATTTTTATTAAATAAAAAATCAATATCTTGCGCGTCTAGATGAGGTTTTGTTTTTGAGTAGTATTCTCTTAATAAGCTAATATTATCCATTTTAGATACATCACGATTAAGATTCACATAATCTTCAATAGTACCGCCTGTATCTTCTAAAAATTTAACTAGTTTATCAACATTCTCTGGAAGATTTTTAGGGTCTTCCTTAATTTCTTCTTTTTGTAAAGTAGGAGATTCTTTTTTAGTTTTCTCTTCTTTTACATCTTGTTTAGTATTCTCTTCTGTTATTAATTCAAGTGGTGAATCCGGAATACTAGTTTCGGTATTAGATTCAATTGGTTTATCTAATACTTTTTCCGTTTTTTCAACGGTTTTTTCTTGTTCTTTATTATCTTGCTCCCGTAAGCTTTGGTCCACCTTTGGGCTATCTCCGGATAATTCATCCACAGGAATTTCCTTTGTTTCTTGCTCCTGAATGGCATCTTGTTTATTTTTTGTTTCTTTTTGAGCTTTAGGCTCTGCTTTAACTTTAGGTTCTTTTTTAACCTCTTTAGGCGGTTTATCTAAATTTATTTTATAAACCCCGTCATCTTGTAATCCAAAGTCTTTATCTACTTCGCCACTTTTTACAGCACTATCTAATACAATTGCTTCTTTAGATTGAGTAGTTTCGTTAACTTCTGGGACTTCTTTAACTTGTGTTTCTTGTTCTTCCATAATATAATATAATAATTAATTGTTTTTATCTAGGTTCAAACCTTGATAGATCAATACCCCCTAAAACATCATTACCTTTTGATTCAAAAGATTTTTTTGGTTTAGCAGTATCTGGTGGGCCAGCAATACTACTTACTGAAGCCTTTACATTTGCAACCTCTTTCTGAGTTTCAGATTGTTTATCTACTAACTCTTTTTGGGCTTGTAATTCTAATTGTTTTAATTGAACATTTAAATCATATTCAAATTGCATTAATTCTCTTTTAGATCTAGCTTCAACTTCCAGCTTTTTAATTTCAAATTCTATATCAGCTTTTCTATATTGAATTTTAGATTCTGTTTTAACTTGTTCCGCTTGAGCTTTAGCATTTTCAACTTGAATCTGTGCCTGTCCCTGAGCCTCTGCCTGAGCAGCACTTGCAGCTTGGGCTTGCTGTTGATCAGCTTGTTGTTTTTTAATTCTTCTAAATTTTAGCAATTGGTTTGCTAATTGTATATTTTTTATTTCTCTTACATCAATAGCATCTTCTAAAAATATATTTTCTTTTGATAAAGCCATTTGTATATTAGCTTCAAGAAGTGTTTTTTCTTCTTGGTCAGGAGCTAATTCTAAAAATATACCAAAGTCATGAAGATGTAAATCTTTCATTTCCTCTAATGATCCTACCGAAAATGGGCCTAATGCACCAATAAATGCTTCTTTTGTTGGATGATATTCTAAAGCATCTTTAAATCTTAAGCCTATGCATTGAGCCAACCGTTTTGTAATATTCATACTACTATCCAGTATATGTCTTGTAGCTACATTGCTATTTGCCGCTGCTAATTTTTGAACACCTACTAATGAATTAGGATCTGGATCAGAACCATCTCTAGCTTCATTTAGACCAGTTATATCTCTAATCATTTGTATATACTGGTTATAAGCAGTTACTAAAATTTGAATTTGATTTCCGCCCCCACCAGGCAATTCTGTAATAGGTATTTTACCTAAATTTTGATCACCCTCTGTAGTTAATGATCTACCAATAATAGACCCTGTTTGAAAATACATATTAAGAGCTTCTTGAGGGTTATAATTTGTGCCATTACCTAAATCAATTTCAGCTAGTCCATCAGCATCTAAATATACACCAGATGGCGTCATTTTTTGTATAGCTTGCTGCATTTTTAAATGTGTTAATTGGATTAAATCCGCATAAGGCATCATTTTAGCCACTAATGAATTAATAGCACCTCTATATATTCTTGGTGCGCTTACTACATAATTCATTAACACTAAATTAGTATTAGAATTTGGTCTTACTATATTAGAGGCTTTTTCCCATTGAAGCATTGTGTTTGTACCTAATATTAGTACTCCCTCATAAACTGTTTCTACAGCCTCTGCTACTTTTTCAAATCTATTTCTTTTATCTTTAGGTGGATCAAAAGAATCATCTTTTTTAATAGCTTTACTAGCGCCTGTAGATGTTTCTTTTATTTTATAAACATTATTTTCCCAAGTTTTCCAATTAAAATATAATACAGAAACTATATTGTTGTCATTATTCCATGAAGCATTAGTATAATCATTATAAGATGTCCAATCATAACTTTGTTTAGCTAATTCTTGAAACTCTTCATTAGTAACTCCTGGAAATTCTTTTTTAAGTTCATTAAGTTTAACTCTTTTAACTTCTCCAAAATAATAGCAATCATTAAAATTAGGATCTTCAGTATACGACCATATAAGATTAGCGGGATCTACATAATCAAGTTTTATACCGTCGGTATTATTAAAAGTACATTTTCCAGCACCTATTCCAATAACAGCTAAATCGTAATCTATACGTCTTTTTATTTCCTCATATTTATTAGAAAGCATTACATTATTTATACCTTCTTCTTCTGCAATTTCTATACCTTGTTTATAATTTAAATTCATGTATAATTGAAATTCCTCCGAATTTAAAGGTAAATCTTCTTTAGGTATAGCCCTAGGTGCTGCTCCTAATTCTGCTTCCATTGTATTTAATAGTTGCTCAGCAGCCATGTCTTTTTCTATATCCTGAACAAATTTAGTTTTTCTGCCTGTAGCAATAGGATCTTGGCCAACCGCTTTAATAGAAAATAATCTATCTTGCATACCGTTAACAACAATATCCACAAATTTAGGAATAATTGGAACTGGTTTCCAGTCTAAATTTAAATATGATAAATCTCCATTAACTGAAAATTCATCTTTATATTTTCCAATAGCCTGTTCCCCTCTTGCGTATAATCTAAGGTTATGATATTCATTAGCAGATTGATAAAATCTTCCAATATTACCATCTCTATTAAACCAATCTTGCTCAATAGCTTTAGCTACTCTAAACCCGTAATCTAAAGACTGCTTTTCAGCATCTGAAACCGCTTGGCTTGGAAATTGACTATATTGTCCTGTTGTTTGTGTCGCCATATTTATTTTATTAACTGACTTCTTGATCCTTCATTATTATATTGTGAAAATATAAAATCAAGTTTTTTTACTGTTCTTTCTATATTTGGTCTATACATATGTTTTCTGCATGCCATTAAAGCTAGACCGCTACTGATGGATGCATCATGAGCTGTTCTGCGATTTATATCAAATCTAGCCCAATCTTCTAGTGTTCTTTGAAAAAACATGTTTCCATGATTTTCCCTTATTTTACCTACATATTCCTCTATGTAAGACTCTATTGCTGCTGCATGAGCTTGTTTTATATCTTCTGAGGTATTTGGTATACCCCCTAATTCTAATTCGGTTTTTGACAATTTTGATCTTAATCTGTCAGGGCGATTCATTGAGAATCCTCTATAACCTCTTCTTTTAAAATGATATAATAAACGTGGTTTGTTATTTTCTGCTAATAATGGCATACCATAAAATACGCAAGCCATTAAAACATCCTCAAAAAATATTTCTGCAGTTTGAGGCCTAGATATATATTCTAAAAAGAATTTAGTACTAGGTACAGTAGGGTCCATTGAAAAAGTTGTTAATCCATGTAAAGCGCCTTTTGAGCCTCCACCCCCAACTGTTCCAGAAATATCATAAGGATCACATCCAAAAGCTCCTAGCCCATCATTGCCAGGATAGTTTATACCATTTTTATTTATTATATTGTTTTGTAAATTATCTGGCGGTATCCAAGAAAGT